TAAACCTAACAACTTAGCAACAGTAGAATTTATACTTATACCATAATGGAATATTTAACAGGATATACAATAAAACCAGAAGAAATAACAGCAACAGGTGAAGTCAGATTTACTGATGGAACAAATAATGACTTAGGCGCAAATCAAGTGACTTGTGAGGCTTATGGCTATACTTATGACATCTCTTCAGGAACTTGTGTTTCCTTTAGATTAAATACAAACTTAGGAAGAAACATAAGTAATATAAACAACAAGAATAACGGCTCAGGAAATGTTACTGAATTAGGCTCAAATAATATCCAAGTAAATGGAATCAATAATACGACTAAAGGGTTCAATAACAGCTGTTTAATTAATGGAACTAATAATGAAATAGCCAACGGAGTAAGCAATGCAATAGTATTTGGTTCAGATGGAGAAGCGACAGCAGACAATTCTTTTGTGCTAGGAGCAAATCCTGGAGTTCCTGAAACATCTACTCGGCAAAAAATAACCGTTCTCTATGGAACAAGAACGTCTAACAATAGTGTGGTCAATAGTTACCTTAATACTATAACTGATAGCTATTTTCAAATACCTGAAGATACCATAGTTTCTTTTAGGGCTGAAACAGTAGCGGTAAGGTATGGAGGAACAGGTGGGGGGTCGGTTGGTGATTTCAAGGCGTGGGTAGAAAGAGGTGTGGTAGTTAGTAAAGGAAGTGTCTTAAGTATGAATAGCGGAAGGGATGTGATAGCTAATGTAGGCACAACAACAGGGTGGGTACCAGCAGTTTCAGTGTCAGGAAGTAATTTCTTGCAAACAGTAAAGGGTGCAAACAATAGGGATATTTTATGGGCTACGACAATTACATTTACTCAAATAAAAACAGGGTTAGACCTTACATAAAAATAAAATTATGGCAACAGAAATAATAGATATAGAGGTAAAGTCAAACATACAGTTTGCAAGTGACCACGCAGCAGCTTTGGCAGAAAATTTAGGAAAAGCTAAAAAAGAAACTAAAGACTTATCAAAGGCTACGAAAGAAAGCAAGAAAGGGTGGATAGCAACGAACCTGTCAGCGAAGGCACTTGGTCTTACTTTAAAGGGAATGGGAATAGGTTTAATTGTTTCCGCAATAGCTATGCTAACAGCAGCCTTTTATAAGAACAAAAAGGTAGCAGCGGAAGTGACTAAAGTAATGAATACTGTTTCTAATGCAGCAACAGACATAATAGACGTATTTGTAGAAACAGCTGTTTGGGTAAGCGAGTCCTCAGTAAGATTCAATGGACTAGCAAAGGTTCTTGGTGGAATGATAACAATGCAATTAACACCTTTGAAACTTGCCTTTTACGGACTAAAAATATCTGTACAATCTTTGCTCCTGTCTTGGGAGCGAAGTCCTTTAGGTGGTGGAGATCCAGGAAGAATAAAAGAACTACAAGATGGGATTAAGCAAACAGGAAGAGACATCTTAGATGTTGGTAAAAATGCAGTTCAAGCAGGGAAAGACATTTACAACAATATAGGTGATGCAATAGGCGAAGTCAATGACATCTATAATGTGCTAGAAAATTCAGCTAGTAAAATTAGACTAGACAACACTAAAAGAGGAAAAGAAGCCACTCAAGCAGTTAAAGATGAAATGACTGACTTAGAGAAATTCATTTTAGCCTTGAATGAAAGAACGGCACAAGCAGAAGCCGACTCAGATGAAAAGAAGATTGAACGAGAACGAGAAAAACATATAGCTGAACTAGATAAACTAAAAGTTAATGCAGATGAAAAAGCAATATTAAAAGAGCAGCTTGATAAACTATATGATGACAGACTTACCGAAATAAGACTTGCCAGGGAGAAAACAGAAGCCGAAGCAATGGAAGCTCTCCGACAAGAAAACGAATTGGCTGCTGAAGAAAATAAATTTGCTAGAGCTGAAAGATTACTAAAAATCCAAAAAACTACAGAAGATGAAGCTCTAAAAGGACACGACAATTATTTAAAATTAAAAGAAGAATTAGATATAAAATATACCAAAAAATTTAAAGACTTAGAAAAAGACAAGACAGATTTTGCAAAGGCAAGTGTTCAGTCACAAATATCAGCCTTTGGGAATTTATCAGGAGCTTTGTCTAGTCTAGCTGGAGACAATAAAGAACTATCAGCAGCATCAGCAATAATAGACACTTATACAGGTGCGAATAAGGCTTTAGCACAAGGAGGTGTTCTTGGTTGGGCATCGGCTGCGGCAATAATAACGGCAGGTCTAGTTAATGTGAAAAAAATATATGAAACAGACGTGGGTAGTGGTGGTGAGGGTAGTAGTGGGGCTTCCTCTATGCCTCCTGCACCTCAAATGATGTCAGGGGCGTTTGAGTTGGGTGGTGGTCAACCAGTAGAGCCTGCACGTGCTTATGTCGTTTCAGATGACATCACAGCAAATCAAAACAAACTTGCCATTATAAGACGTAGAGCTACAATCTAAAATCAAATAAATAATAACTTAATCTATTATCTAATATGCCGTGTACTAAATGTGAAGAAGGAAAATATAAGTGGGGTGAAACAGGAGACTGTGAATATGATACCCTACAAGAATGCGAAGAAGCTAATTCAACTTACGAAGAATTAAAGACTACTAAGATTGTCGAGTTGGTGATTGATGACGAAAGTCAAGACCTAGCTATCGATTGTTTGAGTCTAGTAAGTTCGCCTGCAATCGAAGAGAACTGGGTGTTTATGAATAAGTCTAAAAACAACTTGACTTTAGCTAAAGTAGATTCAGAAAAAAAAGAGATCATAAGTCCAGCTCTGATACCAGACAAAAACATATATCGTTATGACGCTGATACGGATTCTGACTATTATGTTTATTTCAGTAAAGCTACTGTTAAACAAGCAAGTCATTTATACTTAAAAAATAACAACCATCACAAAGCTACTTTAGAACATCAAGAAAGAGTTGCAGGAGTTTTAGCTATTGAGAGCTGGATTATTGAAGATCCTAAAATGGATAAGTCAACTTTGTATGGCTTCAGTTTGCCGAAAGGAACTTGGATGGTAAAACTAAAAATTGAAAATGAAGACCTTTGGGAAAAGGTGAAGGATGGTGATGTAAAAGGAATCTCAATCGAAGGCTACTTCTGTGATAGGCTTCAGAAGATGTCAGAGAAACAACCAACGAACGAAGAAATATTAAAAGCACTAAATGAAATAATAAATAATAAATAAGATGAAAAAAGAAAAATTTTTACAAGAAGTTAATAGACTTAAAGTGACAAATACAAACTTAAAGGCACACAAAATAACTTTAGGTTCTATTGATGATATATTGGATTCTATTGATAGGATGGATTGGGATAATAAATTGCAATCAGTTTATGATATATATAGCGAAGCGTATGATTATAGTGAATCAGTAAAAAACACTGCATCTGCTGAATATGATTCTATTGATGCAAGATTAAGGTCAGTAGAAAACACTTTAGAAGAACTAGGGTTAGAACCGACAGGTGATTTGCTTGAAGCACAGAACGAGATGGATAAAATACAAACCCAAATAAATGGACTTACAGATGATTTAAATTCAGGGGTGTTATTTTAAAATAAAATTAAAAATCAAATAAACAATTAACTATTCTATTATATAGTAACGAACTCACTTAAATAAAAATTATGACATTAAAGAATCAAATCCTAGTAGCATTAGGTCTTAACAAAGCAAAGTCGCTAAGACTTGAATGGCAAGCGAAAACAGATGATGGAACTATCCTAGTTTCAACAGCTGATGAATTAACTTCAGGCGTGGACATATCTGTTCTAACTGAAGACGGCACTACGATACCGTTACCAGCTGGTTCGTACACTACGGACACAGGAGTAAGCTTCCGTGTGGAAGAAGAAGGAATTGTATCAGAAGTATTACAAGCTGAAGCTGAAGCTGTGGCTGAAGAAATGGCAGAAGTTGGCGACTGGGAAGGAATGGAAAAAAGAATCCAGAACCTAGAGGACGCGGTTGCAGACTTGAAAGAATCAAAAGATGGTGGCGATACTGAAATGGCAGACGAAGAAGTAGAAGTTGCTGTTGAAGAAGCAGTTGAAGAAGTGGTTGAAGAAGTAGTTGCAGTAGCAGAGGACGCAGTAACAGAAATAGCAGCAGCTATTGATGATGCAACTCCAGCTGAAGTGACTCCTGAATTAGCAGAACAAGCAGCTGCAATTGCAGTAGAAGTTTTACAAGAGAAAGCTGAAGAAGTAGCAGCTGAAGTAACGACTTTGAGAAAAACTAGAAAATCAAAAACATCTACGAAGTCAACTTTAAGAAAGGCGAAAAGAGCAGCTTCTAAAAAAGCAAGGCTTTCTAAATTAGTAAGAGAAAATAAAAAGTTAAAATCTGAAGCTGGAAAACGACCAGCTACAACTCCTTTAGCTTCAAACAAATTCAGTTCAGCAAGACCTACTCCTTCTAAACAAGATTTCAAAAGAATGAGTAAGCAAGAAAAATTCTTATACGAACTATATAAATAAAATAAAAAAATAATTTAAAAAAAATAAAAAAATGGCAGGATTTACTACAACATCAAACTTCGCTGGGAAGGCGGCTGGATTCTACATCTCGGCAGCATTAAAAGCGTCAAACTCGTTAGACCATCTAACAATGATTGAAAACATCAAGTTCAAAAGTAACATACAGGCAATGAATGGCGATTCTTTAGTAGCTGACGCTACGTGCGATTTTACAGGAGCAGGAAACCTTGACTTGACTGAGAAGGTTTTAGAACCGAAGAACCTACAAATTAATATGGATTTATGCAAGTCTACACTGTTGGATTCTTGGGAAGCGTTACAAATGAGAGCAGGAGCAGGCGCACCACCTCCAGCATCATTCAATGACTATGTAATTTCTTATATGGGTGAGATTATAGCAGAAGCAACTGAAAACTCTATATGGGGTGGAACAGCTGTTGCAGGAAAGTTCAATGGATTCTTAGGAGCTGTAACAGGTCTTTTATTACCAGGAGTTGACCCATCTGGTACTGTTGTTCAATCAGCAGCAACAGGAGCTTATGATGCGACAAATATTATCGCAAATTTAAAAGTTGCTGTTGGAGATATTCCAGCGGCAGCATTAGGGAAAGAAGATTTATCTATTTATATGAATCAAAGAACTTACCAATACTACATTTCAGCAGTATCGACTTTAGGTTACGTAAATGCTTACAATATGAATGGGGATTACGTACCAATGTTTGAAGGGTATTCAATCGCAGTTTGCAATGGAATGTTAGACAATCAATTAGTAATTGCTCAAAAATCTAATCTGTTCTTCGGCACTGACTTAATTTCAGACGCTACTAGAATCGTTTTAATGGATATGGCAGCTCTCGACGGAAGTGACAATATGAGACTCGTAGCACGTTACTCAGCAGGTGTTCAATCAGGAACAGCAGTTGATATTGTAAGACAGTCATAATAAAATAAAAACGGAGAAGGAGGGTGTCAAAACCCTCCATCTTTATAACAACTTAAAAATCAACCAATTATGGCTTGTGGCTTATTAACGAAAGGAAGGGGACTCGACTGTAATCGTGTCAGCGGTGGAATCAAATACGTTTACTTCGGTGTATATGACCAATTTACAGCACCAATAGAAACAACAGGAATAGTACAAGCGTCAGGAGAAATTTCAGATATTGAAATGGCTTCTAATGTACTTTATAGATATACTATGCCTTTAGGCGTAGCTAGTATGACAGAAACAATAGTAGGTTCTCGTGAGAACGGAACTATTTACTACACTCCATCTTTGAGTGTAATTCTTAACAGACTTACAAAAGAGGATCAAAACCAAATCAAGCTTTTAGGCGCAACTAAAGTAGTTTGCTTTGTGCAGTTAAACGCACAACTTGCAAACGGACACGATGTAATTCTTGGCTTAGGTGTTACTAATGGAATGGAACTTAACGCTGGTACTATTGACTCAGGTGCAGCTTGGGGAGACAGAGGCGGTTACACTCTTACGTTTGACGGAATGGAAACTATTCCTTTTCCAATGGTAGCAGACTACACGACAGACCCGTTTGACAATGCAGCATTCACAATGGGAACAATCGTTACTTCTTAATTAGTAGTTTTCATATATTCTTGAAGAGGGTGGCTTAGTGCCACCTTTTTCTTTTCCAAATAAATAAGTCTTTTTTCTATTATATAGTAGACGACTACATTATGATACAAGCAATACGAGAAACTAACTTTGATGCCTTTATAGAAACTAAGGCAAATAGAATAGGCACACAGACTGGAGCTAGGACAAGGCACTTAGTAAAATTCATAAATGACTTGGATGGCTCGGTGTTTTATGCTTATCCTTCATTGTCGAATATCTTTGAGAGATATACTGCTATGCCGTTTATTTATAATGCGACCCCTAACAGATATACAGGAAAGATAAACTTAAAACCTGCTGGTTATTACAAATATGAAGTCTATGAAGTTAGTTGGGTAGGTGCGGTAGCTTTAGGAAAAGCAACAGCTCCGGCAACAGAAACAAATGTCTTACCTGTACATAATGACAATGGAGTAGTAGAAGGGCTTGTAGCTATTGGGAAACTTTACTTAGCAGAAAAGGACGGAAGTCAAGAAGTACAGTATATTCAAAATGCAAAAAGAGTACAGACATTAACTATTCAATCTGGAGGAACAGGATATACCTCTGCACCGACTGTTACAATAGCAGCTCCAGGAACGACTGGAGGGAAACAAGCTACAGCAACTTGTACTATAGATGGTGGAGAATCAGTTAATACTGTAACAATCACCTATGCAGGTAGTGGATATACCACGAACCCTATAGTAACTTTAACAGGTGGAGGATTTACCAAGGCTGCTACGATAACAGCAAGTATAGAACAAACTAATTATATATATTACGGACAATAATGGAAAACATAATAAGCATAAATTTAAGCACAACCACAGCACCAGTCGTAACAGAAGTACAAGGAGACAATTACATAAATTACGGCACAGGCACAGACGGTTGGTCAAATCTTTACCCTCAGTTCTTGATTGACCTTTATTATAATTCTAGCACACAAGCTGCCATTATCAATGCGACCTCAGAAATGATAGCAGCCAAAGACTTGGTAATAGAAGACGAAGAAGAAAGAGATATTGAAGCTGTGACTAAGCTGAAAGGATTCTTTGCAAATGCTAATGGGAACGAAACCTTGAATGAAGTGATTAAAAAGATAGCCTTTGACTTTAAGCTGCAAGGGGCTTTCGCTTTGAACATAGTTTGGACGGAGGACAGGACTCAAATCGCTGAAGTCTACCAAGTGCCTGTCGAGAAAATCCGTTGTGAAAAACCAGACGAAATGGGCAAAGTCCACGCCTACTATGTTTCTTCAGACTGGTCAGATGTGAGACTTAATGAACCACAAAGAGTTCCTGCCTTTAATATAAACGATAGGACTTCACCTAATCAAATTTTATACACAGGGCTTTACAGTCCTAATATGAATGCTTATCACACACCTGATTACGTGGCTGCAAACAACTGGGCGTTGGTCGACCAGCGTGTCGCTGAATACCATCTCAACAACATCACGAACGGCTTCAGTGGATCTTATATGATATCCTTCGCGAATGGAGTTCCGACACAGGAGGAGCGTTTTCAGATAGAACAAAGCCTAGCGGACAAATTCGCTGGAAGTAACAATGCGGGCAAATTCATATTAACATTTTCTGACGACAAAACTAGAACCCCAGACATAACTCCAATTTCATCAAGTGACTTGTCGTTACAATACTTAGCCTTGCAAGAGCTTTTGGTTCAAAATATTTTAA